TCTTGCGTCGGGTGCGGATTCAATTTCGTCACACAGTTCTCGACATTCTTCTATGACGGGACAGGATTCACATATGGCACGGGCTTGCGCCCATACACGGTCACGGTTGCCTGATCCTTCAGGGAAGAAGATGTCGGTTGGTACTCCGTGGCAAGCTTTTGCCTGTAGCCATCCGGATTTTACGGCGTTCAAGTTGGCGTTCACGTGGTGACATTCCCCCGAATAGCCCGTGAGCTATATAGTTTTCGATTGCGTACTGTCGGCATTCCAATAGTACGGGGCAGGTGTCGCATAGTTTTCTCCCTTCACGATATGCGTCTTTTGTGTCTGCGTCTGAGAAGAAGTACCACGATGGTGCATCTATACAGGCGGCTTGTTTAACCCACGGTCCTGCTGGTTTGTATAGGACCGGCAGTTGGTAGGGATCTATGTCTTGTGACTGTTCCTCAGAATGGTTCTTCATCGCCGTAGTTCGGGGCTGAGGCGTTCTTCGCCTGGGTTGGTGCGCCCTTCTCTTTCACGGCAACATCGTATTTGATGGACAGGCCAGCTTCGTTGACGATCATTTGGAATCGGTAAACCTTTTGACCGTTCTTTTCGTAGGAGCTTTTCTCTAGTCTGCCTACGACAATGACTCGATCTCCTTTGTGGAATGATGCCGCAATGTTTTCGGCTTCAGTTCCGAAGGCTACACAGTCGTGCCAGGTGGTTTCTTTTTCTTTGTCCACACCTTTGAGGTGGGTGGTGCCTACGCTGAAGTTGGCGATGGCTTTGCCTTGTGGGGTGAATCGGAGTTCGGGGTCTTTGCCGATGTTTCCGATGATTGTTGCTTGATTCATTGTTGTCCCTTCGGTGTTAAAGGTAGTTGTCTGTTTGCTTTTTTCTTGCAGGAGTGTGAAGGCGGCGCTAAGGGTTTGATGTAAAGCGTGATCTTTTGTCCACAGCTTGTGCATTCCCATTCTGTTTTTGCCATCACCTTCCCCAATAGATTTCGTAGGTAGGTTCGCCAGCATACTTCAGGCAGTTGTTCCGACTCAAGCCTTTCGGTGGAATAAACTTGCCGGCAGGTGTCGTGTATCCGTATAAAGATTTGCGGATGAAGATTACTTTCTGCTGGTCATAGGTTGTTTCGTTTGCCCAAAAGGTTCCTGTCAGGTCGCGGCCACCGTAGTATTCAAATGTCCCCGATCCATTTGCTGTTGTCCAGTTGCCAAACGCTCCACGGAATGTGGCATTGGGGCCGTATTCCTCGCTGGCGTGTCCGATGTGGGCAGGGTCTTGACCTGTTTCGCATTGTGCTATCGCTTCCATGAATGGGTGGGTGAAGATCGGTTTGCCGATGAACTCCCTGTATGGGTCTGTGATGAGTTGCCACAGTGACGCTAGCTCTGTGGCGAGTGTCGGGTTTGCGTCTCTCTCAGGGGCTTCAGGAGCCGCTGGAGAGGCTGGTGCTTCGACCATTAAGGCTTCTGCGGTTACGTTGCTAACAGCAAATAGGGCTGCGGTTAGCAGGATTACTTTCCGTAGTCGAGCCATAAAGACCCCTTTCGGTTATCCGTCTAAACGGAACTTTGATTTCTCTATTTCAAGGGCGGCTGTGAGTAGGCCGATGGTTGTAGTTGCTCGTTGGTTCGGCAAGCCGGAGAATGCAAGCTGATCTTCGCCTTCGTCATCTATGTAGTTGACGATTAGTGCGTAGCCGGTGATGACTGCGCGGGGAAAGGCTGCTGATAGTACATCCAGCACGGGGTCGTCGTCAGGAAATGACACGTCATCCACCGTATCACAGATCCGCAACGAATCGGTCCCAGCGTTCCTGCATACGGGCTTCGTGGTTGGCTACCAGGGTGTCCTCATCGGGGCCTTGGTCGCATTCACATTCTTCGCATTCGCATTCTTCGCAGTATTCTTCGCTGTCTCCTTCAACAATGTTGAGCATCCAGCTGTCGTAATCTGTTCCCATTTTCCCTTCTTTCTTGGTTCAGTCTCGTTTGTCGAGAAGTTTTGAGAGTGTTTCGTCTGCTTTAATTACTTCGTTTTGTACCTGTGGATCGGCTGTGGATACGTGACGTATCACGCGGCGTATCGCTAGCAGGGTGGCGCGTGGTACCTGCACAGTTTTGGGTGGGTTCACGTTCTTGTTTCCTTTATTTCTTCTATTAGTACCTTCAGTGGCATCACAACATACCATTCTCCTGGGTCGGTGGTGCCACGTTTCTTGGCTACCACGAATCCGAAGTCTGCTTTGGCGTTGCTCATTTCTTGTTCTAGTTCTTTCAGCCATCCAGCTAGGTCAAGTTTGGCGTGGTTCTTCACCTCGATCACTACGCCTGGTAGTCCTGTGATGTCGCCTTTGTCTTGTGTTCCGTGTAGCGCACGGCGTTCAGCGTGAATGAAACCTTGTGCTTGTAGGTATCGGACTACTGCGGTTTCGGCGGCTGTGCCTTTGGCTCGCTGTTTACTCACTTGTCCTGCTTGGGTGATTCAACATCACGCTTCAATGTGTCAATCAGCAACAGAGCCTCATCATTGTTGAGCTGTGCAATGTCGGTGATTTCACGGTTGGCGGTAAAGCCAGCAATCGAGATGACGTGTTCGCGGCTTAGTTCTTTCTTGCCCATCAGCAAACTGATGTCACGCAACTGTGTCTTGGTGATCGTGCCAGGTATGCCGGCTTCAGGTACTTCAAGTATTGGCGCTGGTTCGGGTGCTGGTACTGGTTTAGCGACAGCAGTTTTGAACAGGCTTCGCAACTTGTTGAAGTCGGCTTCAGTGAGTTCGGTTGATGCTTTGCCCACTTCTTTCAACAGGGCATCGGGGTCAATACTTTTGTCGATGCAAGCTTTTACAAACTTGTCGTAGTCAGATTTTGCTACAAGTTTCGGTGGTTCAGGCTTGGTCAGATCTTCCCATTCTTGTTTTGTCCACAACGAGAGACAGATTCCGAATCGCATTGCGGCGTTGCGTAAGAAGTCTGATACGAGTTCCTTGTCAAGGTCAGGCTTGTTGAGTTCGCATGATCCGACAGCGACACGGGTGATGCCGTGAACAGTGAGGCGACCCCACATTGTTGCCATGTCCACCTCGACGGTTGACCCGCCACGGCGAATCGTTGCCTTGTGAACATGGATTGCTGGCCGACCGTTGTTCCAATCGCATGGCTCCCATGTCCACATTGGATCTACTTCGATGAGGATACGGGTGACATCGGCGTGACCTACGAAGTCAAGCTGTGCGCCACCCTTTTCTAGTTTGCCGACAATCTTCTTGTCCGGTACTGCCCAATCGTTGAGCGCCTTTAACAGTGGATGCTGTTCCATTTACTTTCCCTTTCGGTTGATACGCAACACTCGAAATGTGCTGCTCTTTTCGTATTGTTTTACGATCTCAGGATGAGCCAACCTTAATGCTTTGGTGTCTAGCGATACACGTGACTGTGGCTTCCAGGTTACTACGGTGTCGCCGTTGAGGGTGCCTGTTGTGGCATCACCAAGTAGCCCAGCGAGCAGGGTTTTGGCGGCATCTTCTTGTTTCGCCCAATGATCTTTCTGTGTCTTGGCTTTGTTCAATAGTTCAAGAGTTTCTATCGCAACATCAGGTAGCTCAACCGATAGTTCTTGTGGTTCGGAGTAGATGGTTTGCATATGGTCGTAAGCAAACACGACACCTTCGGGTGCTTCGCCTTTGTGGATGGCGGCAAGAAACTCTTTGGCGGCTTCAATGTGGTTGCGTTTCATTTCCCAATCCACGATTTGTAGATAGTGTTTGAAGGTTTGTGACCTGTCAAATACCCACCAGTTGATCTCGTCAACATCGGCACAGATAGCTTGCTGTACGCCCTGATAGAACCAGTGTGGTGGAAGCCAACCTGACCATTCGTTTGTGGTGGTTTTGATTTCGTGAACAGATCCATCGTCACCTACGCCATCGAGCGTTGCTACGAGATGCACGATTTCTTCATCAAAGGTGACCAGCACATCAGGTGTGGTGATCGGTACGCCGTACTTGTCTGATGCCCAAGCAAGCAAGGTTGGTTCAAGCCTGTTGCCACGTTCCATTGCTTCGTTCTGTTCTTTCGGCATTGGCTGTACCGCTGACAGGAGTTCGGCAGCAAGATCGGCGCGGGTCTTGTATGGGTGGACTTCGTAGATTGCAGCACATTCGGATGCGGCAAGCCGGCGTTCCCCTGTTGGGGTACACCAGCGTTGGCGTAGCCATTCAGCTGAACCGTGAGGATGTTTAATTTCTGTGTTATTCATTTGCCCTTCTTTCTAGTAAATGGAAGTTACATAGTTTTATGGTTGAAGTCAAGGCTGGATGCAAGCCGTGTGACATTCCTAATCATTACTGAAGGGATGTGACATACATTCGACACCATCTCAGGTGGCCATTCTTCATTGTGGATATAGCCCGATATCAGGGTGACATGATCCTTTAGCTTGTTCGGCCAAATGAACCCCACATTGAGAGCTATGGTCGGTTGCGGTTCGTAGTCATCGGTGTCTGTCCAGCCTGTGTCGCCATCAAATGCGTCAACCCAGGTGACAGCAACAAGTTCCCATTGTCCTGAATCACTCATAGGTCTTGTCCTTCTCCGGTTCAGTATCCCGTTCACCACGGCTTGAACATATCGAGCAACGCTGGCTTTCGCGTTCAGGCCAAGTGACATCACAGACGGGGCAGATCAGCCATGCTTCCATAACTGCCCACGATACATCATCTGTCCATCACGGATAGGGACAAGCTCCAGGTTGAATGGGGCATCTCCCTCTTGGTAGGTGACCACAGCTAGACCTTGCTGCCAGTTTTCGGTGACCGTCAAAGGTCTGCCATCTAGGTCTATGCCACCCTTAGTGGAAGGCACAGCGCCATCTACACGGGCGAGACATCCTGCTGATGCTGCAAGGATTGTCTTGGGTCCATCCCAATCTTCACGGGTTTGTTCTGCCCATTCTCTGCGGTGAACGTGACCGTACAGGACTGAGGTTTTCTCATGGGCTAGGTATTGGTGGGCGGTGGAACCGTTGGATTTGGCTTTGGTTCCGTGGATGCACCGTAGTTT